GATCGGCAGCGTGACGCAGACGGGCAACGAGTTCGCCAACGACGACGAGGGCGCGAACGACCTGATGCACCTCGTCGGTCTTGAGAGCAAGCCGGGTGATCGGCGCACAACCCGAGACCCGATGGCTCAGATCAGCGGCCCGCTGCGCCGCAAGAGCGACTGGCCGAGCGTCGCGCCGCCCGTGCCCGACCTCGCAAGCGACGCCGAGACCTTTCGCAACTCGCTGCCCGCACCGATGGACGACTCGCCTCGTTCCAACTCGGCTCTGAGCATCCAGATTGCCGGCTCGCACTACAAGAACTTCGTCATCCAGCCGGTCGAGTTCATCCACCGCAACGGCATCGGCTTTCCCGAAGGAAACGCGATCAAGTACCTGTGCCGTTGGCGCGAGAAGGGCGGCGTGAAGGACTTGGAGAAGGCGAAGCACTACATCGACCTTCTGATTGAAATGGAAAACCTCAAGGGAGCATGACCGTGCCGTACCTACAAACCATTGGCCTGCTGATCCTCGGTGCCACGCTCGGCTTCGCCTTCTGCGCAATCTTGCAGATGGCGCGATACCGCGACGAGCTTGCGCCGCCGCAAGAGTGCGAGGACAAGGGCCGCATCGACTTCCTCGAAGGCGCGAACCTGAACCTCGCGTACACGCGGCTCGGCGACAAGGATTGGTGGACGCTCGTTGAGGGTGAGCGGTACACGCACGTCTGCGTCGCGCACACGATTCGCGACGCTATCGACGGTGCTAAATTCCGCGCCAACGAAACGCAACAAGCAGTGCAACATGGCTGACGAGATCGACAAGACAATGGAGCGCGACGAGTTGGAAGCGCCCGCACGCATGGCCGCTACCAAGCGCCCGGTCGGCCCCGAGGCCAATGGTCACTGCCATTGGTGCTCCGAGCGCATCCCTGAGCCGATGCGCTGGTGCGACGCTGACTGCCGCAACGAGTACGACGAGGCGCTGCGGCGGGCGCTGATGCGTGGGTCGTGATGCGGGGACCAATCCTTCGCCTGTTCAGCGGCCCACTCCCGCAAAGCCCCACGGACACGGCACAGGGGCAACTTCTCATGGAGTACGAGCTTCCGACCGGGACGACTGCGACTGTTGCCGCAGACGGCCGACTGACGTTCGTTGAGGCTCCCGTGGCTGCGGACAACTGCGCTATGACATTCACTCGCCCCAAGGGCGCTCAGTGGAAGCGCGAGACGCGCGGCCGGGGGCGTCGATGAGCCGCATCCTCACCCCCGAGCAAGTGGCCGAAATGCTGCACTGCTCGGCCGACACGGTGCGCGAGAAGACACCCCACATCATCCCCGGCGCGAAGTTCGGCCGGGATTGGGTCTACAGCGAAGACCTCGTGGTGACATTGCCACCCGTTCGGGGTGGTGTCAAACCCGCTTGGATACCCCTGGCACCCAGGTTATCCAAGAATCCAACGCTAAGTCATTGATTCGTTGGAGGCGCGAGCCGGAATCGAACCGACGTACACGGCTTTGCAGGCCGTTCGCCCCCTTTAGAAATCAAGGCGCTGCGGCGCTTGTCACCCGTGCGTCGCACAAAGCGCGGTCGGCGTATAGCTGATCGACCAGCCTCTTCACTTCGATGTCGCGCCGTTCAATGATCCCTCGGCCTTCGACAAGTAGGTCGAGACTTTCCGCGTATAGGATTCCGATGGCTTCGAGTCGATCTGCGTAACGCTCGGCGGGAGCGGCGGTAGGATCGCCGAGCGCGCCACCTCGGGCGGTGAAGGCGGCGATTTGCTTGCGCAGCCGGTCAAGAGCAGCAGCGTCAGCAGCAGCACGAGCTTGGGCGACAGCAGTTTGTTTGGCGTGGTCATTTTCGATCCCCTGAAGTTGGGCGGCATGTTGGCGTTCACGTTCGGCCAGGGCGCGCTCGTGTTCGAGCACCTTGGCGATGCGGGCGGCGCGTTCCTGGGCGGCTTGGCTTTCGGCCTCGGCGGCTTGCGTGCGCAGTTCCGCGACGGTGAGTTCGAGGCGGTGGGCTTTACCGGCTGAGTAGGCCCAACCGGCACCCAGGATCAAGCACAGCGCCAGCAGAACCGGGCGCGGGATGAGGTCGATCAGGCCAACCATTGCATCGCCTTGTCGTAGCTCGCCACACGCTCGGCGAGGTGGAGCTTCTTCGGGCCGTTCACCACGCGGGTGATGGCGTCCATGTCACCCCGGTCGGCGAGTTCGTTGCAACCGTTGGTCTTCCAGAACCAGCCCGCCGACAGAGCGGCCCACTTTGGATTGACCAGCAAGTCAGGCGTCTGCACGAAGTCCATGCCGACCGCCTTGCCGAACGCCTCGTAGTTTTTCTGCCAAGTTAGCTGGATCAATCCGCGCCCGTGGTAACCCTCGTACAGCAGCTTGCTCAGTGCGTGCGGGTTCTTGGTGTAGGGCTGTGCGGCCTCGACGGTCTTGAATGCGCGAGGGAAGATCGCCACGAGCCTCGCGGGGTCGCGGTAGAACAGACCCTCTTGCACCTTGGACAGATAGGCCGACTCCACTGCCACGGTCGCCAGGAAGGCGGCGCGGCGCTGCTTGGTGTTGATGTCGTAGCGCGCCATCGCTTCGTTCAGGGCCTCGCCATACAGCAGCGCGTCGGCCGGCAGTGCCCCGCAGGCGCGGGCGATCTCGGGGGCGGTCATTGGCTTCATACGGTGATGTCCTCGAAGGTGAGATCGGGTGCCGGCCCCTCGATGACGCCATCTCGGAAAAACACACGGTCGTTGAGAATGGCTTCGCCGCGAGCAGAGTCGCGACCGCCGCCAGGGAGTTCGATGGTGCAGACGCCGTTGTCCACGGCGATGACGTTGCCGACTTGTAGTGGCCGCTGCGGCAGTAGGCCAAGCAGCTTGGTGTACGGGTTGTAGCTCACAGGTGCGTCTCCACGGTGATCTGCTGTCGCAAGTCGGTGGCCCCTGCCCCGAAGCTGACGCTGACGGCCCGCGTGATACCCAGGCGTGTCGTCGCGCCGTCCACGTAGCGCACGAACTTCCCGGGCTCGATGACGCCGGTTTCGGCCAGCACGGGCAGGCTCAAGTTCACGATGGCTTGGCGTCCGGTGTCGGCCAGGATGGCGGTGCCGCGTTGGCGTGCAGCGATGGGGCTGGTGATGAGTGGGTCCGTGACCATCGGGGCCAGCAAGTCGCCGGCAGTGCCACTGCGCGTGACTCGGCCAAGTACGCCGGTCTGTTGGCCGCTGACGAACACGCGGTTGTAGTCGGGGCGCGTGCGCCACTCGATCCCCTCGCGCAGCATCACGGCGCTCGGCAACTCGAAGTCCGGTGTGACCGAACCCCAGGCCCAGGGCGCGACCGGGTAGCGCAGCAGCGCGCTGAGTTCCTGGCTGACCGGGTGGGGGCGCAGGTACGCGCCAGCCGCACCGACGATGGTGTTGAGCGCGTCCATGTAGCTGCCTTGGACGGCAAATGTTTCGGCGGGCACGAGCCAGTCTTCCAACTGCCAGTCGATGTCCCAACCGAGCGGCACGCCGTTGAACGTCAGCACGTCGGCCATCAACTGCTGCGCCGTGCGCTCGATGGCGTTGGCGAAGGTCAAGGTCGGCGCATACGGTGCCGCAAGCAACGCACTCTTGCCGCGACCGTTGATGCGGATGCTGTCGGAGCCGAAGGTGCGCTCGCGGCTGACTTGCTCCACCAGCACGCGGTACAGACTGCCGTTGACGTTGACCTCAAGCTCGGTCGGCTGGCCGCTGACAGGCTCAACGTCGCCCTGCGCTTGGCTCGGCAGGGTGGCGCTGAACGCCCATGTCCACGAGTCAACGTCGATGCTCAAGCTGACGCTGGTGGCGGGCAACATGACGTTGCCGACCACACGCTTTAGGTAAACGTCATTGAGCACGATGTAAACACTCCGAATCGGAACAACCACCTGACCGGGTGGCAACGGATCGGTGTGATTGTCGCAAATGAACAGCAAATGCGAACCACCCGGGGCATCCTTAAAGAGCAGATGTGGGCTCGGGGTGTAGCAGTCGCTACCGGGGATCGGCGGGTTGACAGGCGTGTAGCGCCCTGCCGGTGGCCGCATCGCTTCTTGCGCTCGCGTTCGACGCACAGTGCGGATCGAAATTCCACGCCCGCTCAAGTCCTGATTGCGGAGCCACAGTGGCATCGCCGTCTGAGCGCGGGTGTTGAGCGACGGGCGACGGTCACGGAAACGCTCTTGGTGCCGCGTCGTGATAGGTCGCAGGCCCAGGCGGATAGCCTCTTGCGCTTGCGTCGTGACGGCTGGGCGGCGATCCCGCAGCATCTCTTGGTGTAGCGTCCTGGCGCTCACGCGGAGGTCGTCGGCCTCTTGGTGGCCGGGTGTGCTGGCCGAGCGCAGCGGCCCCAGGCTGTCAGGCTGTACGGCCTGTGTCCAGCTTGTCAGCGGCATCGCAACCTGATGGTGCACCGTTGGGCCAGGACGCACGCCGTTGATGCCGTTGTGGGGCGATTGCGCCCCGGCGTTCAACGACTGCGCGACTTGCTGGGGCAGGCGCGTGTGCCCAACGACCGGGCGCTCGGTGTTGGTGTCGTAAGTCGTCGTCGCAGCGAAGCCCAGCCCAGGCAGGGCGGCGACGAAGGTGCCGTCCAGTGGCTCCGCGACACGACCGACGAAGCCCAGCACGGGCATAGCCGCGTTCAGCGTTACATCGTTCGGCGGGCAGACGACCGCTGAGAACCCGAGCGTGGGCAGCGCAACGACAGCCGTGGCTGCGTTGACGAACTCGACATCTGCCGAGAACCCAAGCTCAGGTAGCCCGATGTTCGCTGTGGCGATGTTGACGAGGATCGAACCCTCACCATCGCCAAAAACAAGGTCTACCGGCCCCGGCGTCGCAATCTGTGATTGCGAAAAAACGAGGTCGGTTGCCGCCATGTCAGGTGAACTTGGCGAGGGTCAGGCGCACGGACGCACCGGAGAGCAGCGACACGGTTTGCAGCTTGACCTCGCCCGAGCCTGCGGTGTCTGAGCAGTCGCAATCGAACGATGCGTCACCGTCACCATTGATGCCGCGAGCCCATACGGCGGTGCCGTCCGCGAGGACGAGCGCGTCGTCCACAGGGGTCAGCACCAACTCGTTCGAGGACACGGCACCCGGGGGGTCGTCCAAAGTGAACTCGGCAAGCAGAGTCGCAGCACCAACGGCTGCGCTCGCATTGGCTGGGCGCGGAGCACCGTAGATGCGCAACTTGGCAGCGGCGGGGCCGCGATTGAGGTTGCTCAACGTGCCGTTAAGTCGGTCTTCGTTGTGCAGTTGAGTGATCGAGACGGTCATGGTGTGTAGACCTCCGGCAGCAGGTTGTCCGCGACCACGGCGCGGTAGGTGTTGGTGTAGTCGTAGGTGACGACCGTGTACCGCTGAGTCGGGTCGATACCGACGAACTCATAGTTGCCGGTAGCGGCGTCGCTCCACGTCTCGCGGATCAAGCGCCCAGTGAACTCATGGATGAGTCGCACGCGCCGCCGCAGCGGCAAATTGGTCGGCGCACCCTTCTCTTTGACGGTGCCGAGGATGCGGCCGAAACCTGCATCGTGTACGTCACGAACCAAGACTGGGGTTTGTGCCGTTCGCCAGTTCGGCGTGGCGACAGGACTGGTCACCAGCAGGGTCGGCGCTGGCTGCGCTGAAAGGCTCGGTATTTCAAAGAACGTGCCCGTGCGCTGCGGCGTAAACGCCACGCCTCCGCGATAGCGGCACCGCCCGACTGTCAGGCGGAAGTCGTCCATGTACCCACGGAAATTCCTCAGACCGTCAGACCCCATGCCGACCGTTAGCGTCGTATGCGAACCAACTCCACCACCCGAATACTGACTGTGAACGCTCGGATTTCCGTTGACAAAAAACCGACGATTGAATTGTGATGGCCCAACAAGCTCGTTGACGAGACAAACGTGAGTCCACTGATTTAGCGGAACGGAACCTGCCGACACCACAGGCCCGCCAGCAACCCAGGCCCACAACGAATACAAGCTACCGTCGCTGTTTATGCCAAACCGAACACCCCCGGTTTGCCCCGAGGTCATGGTCGAGCAGACCTCTGAACCGCCAGCCCCAAGAGCCAATGGGTAGACCCACGCCTCCATAGTCATCTCGGCGCTTGAGTTGACGATTTGCGAGCCGGTAATCGTCAGGTAGTTACTCGCAGCGTCGTTTGGGAAAAGAGCCGAAGTCCCGCCGTAGACTGATTGCGCATTCGAGGCCACGACGCCACCGAAGCGCGACACCGTGGCGGCATGGCGGGAGCTATCTACGAACGCAGTCTCTCCATTCACCTCGTCAAAGCGAAGCTGCGCACCAACATCATTGAACAGCGCGTCACTCACCGCTTACACCCAAGGGCCAGTCACGTCGAAGAACGTAACACCGCTGGCGCTGTTGATGGCACTGAAGCGTCGTCCTGCATAGCCTGTCACACCGGCAATGGTGTTCAGGTGTGGGAATGTCGAATTGCCGACAAATTGAGGGACGCAAAATGCACCAGGGAATCGCCCACGAAGCTGCCCAACACCCGCAGTCGTGGTGCCTGAAGTTGCTACGAGCGGACTTAGGTACAACCCCCCGTCCGAAGTATTGGGAAACGCGATGTTCCCGTTAGTTGCCGCCCCAGACTCGTAGGCTGACCCGAGCGGGGACATGAATTGGAAATACTGGCGAGCGCCGTTGACGCTACCGCCCAACCCAGATGGTGCCCTTGCCAGCGCCATGTGCCCGACAGGGCTGGAAAGAACTGGCAAATAGTTGTTGCTTTGAGACCCCGGGGTACTGGCCTCAAGGCTGCTGTCGGCCCCAAAACAAACAGTCGCATAGACATCCGTGCCGGATCGCCCTGCCAGATCACCGAACGCCGCGCTCAGGCTGAAGTTGATCGCAGTAAGTGAGTTTGCTTGGGAGACTGCGATGTAGAAAAACTTCGCATCTGCAAAAACGACCCATCGACGCGGAGTTGCGTCAGCGGCGTTTGACTTAACCCAAAACACCCCACCGTTGACTTGGGCGTCGGTCGGGAAAAGTCCAGTGCCCGTGTTGATGTCGGTCATGGCTTCGTAACCACGGACGCGAGCGTTTCGAGCGCCCGTGTCGTCAACGCGACAGTAGAAGCGCGAGCCGGTGACATCGCTCGAACGGTAAGCCGCGAGGTTGGTTCCGCTGAACGCCTTGGCCCAACCTGCGGGAGCGACCTTGTGCGTGATCGTGCCGGTCGCCGTTTGGTTCGGGATGCCTTCAGCGTCGATGGTGTATTGCGTCGCGCTAACGACCGACATCACCTTGCGTTGACCGTTTAGCGACCCGCCCGTAACGCTCGCGCCTGCGATTTCGCAAACCATGTCGGCCTCGAACGGGTGACCCGCACCGCGAGTCACGGTGGCGATGCCACTTGCAATCACGACTGAATCGACGGTGGCCGTACCCCATCCGTTGACAAGGCAGGCGTCGAGCACGCCGATCATTGCGCCCGCCGTGCCACTGAGCACTGGGGCACCACTCATTCCCGAGTGGAAAATCTTGACGGTGGTATCGAGGGGCATGTCTTTCCTTTACGGGCGATCCACGTCGCCGCGAACCAAGATGGTGAAGTCGTCGTCAGGCACGGTCTCCGGCCCTTGCAAGATGGTGCGAGCCACCCACACAGGCACCACAGCGCCGACCGTGTTGAAGCGCAGCACGTTGCCGGTGGCCCAGCCCAGACCCCAACCCGCAGATGGGATCGTGAAGTACGGCTGGCCCGTGGCCGGGTTCGTCGGTGCGCAGTTCGTGCCGGTGTTGCCCGTGGCGATCACACCCACGTTCTCACCGATGACGTTGAAGCTGGTGGTGTTGGTGAACACCACGGCCCAACGCTCAGTCAGCGCACCGAGGTTCGTGACGGTGATCGGGTAGGTCGTGTCATCGAACGTGCCGGTGGCAGGGGAGCCGATGATTGCGTCAGACCAAGTGTTGTTCCACGTCGCTTGGTCGAACGTGATCGAGGTGCGTGCGGCCACGTCACCGGCCACCAGGGCGCTACTGATGTAGCTGCCAGGAACCGGGTAGATGTGCGTACTCGGGCGAGTGAACGTGATCTGGCCGCTGATCTGCGCATCACTCACCAGCACCGTGTCCTCGATGCGGTGCTGCACCGTCACCGGCTGCGAGTAACCCGTGACGTTGGTGAAGGTCACCGTACCCAGGTCGAGGTCGGTCGTATAGCCGGTGTCGATGACGTTGCCATCGTTACCGATCACGCGAACGCGGGAGAGGCGCGTGCGTGCGCAGTTGACGGTCTGCCCGTTGGTCACCGTGGCGGTGATTTCGCCAGTGTGCCCAAGCACCGCGAAAGTACCCGGACGGAAGATAGGCACTCGACCGTCAGCGGGCAGGCGCACCGGGTTCAGGCCGAGGATGTCCGGGTCGAGCGGCAGGTAGCTGTAGCCGACTGCGTTGTAGCGCAGCGTGTCGGCGGCGACGGGTTCCAACAGGATCGTGCTGACCCCGGCAATGCCGAGAGCCGTGATGTCGTAGACCAGCGGATTCGTGGCAGGGTTCTTCAGCGTGCGACGACCGAAGTAGACCTCGCAGATGCCCGACTCGTAATCGACGTAGGCAAAGATGCCACGCGAGCCGTCAGTGTCCACATCGACCGCAGCACTGCCGGTGCTGATGATGCCCGCAGCGTTGGCCGTGCTGCTGAAGGCCACACCGTCAATCCAGTTCCCGGCGATGTTGAAGCCGCTGTTGACCAGCGGAGAGACCGCCGTGCGGAAGGTGGCGTTCGCCACTTCGGCGTCGTACAGCGGGCTTGATGGGGCGACAACGGCACCGGGGTTGGTGACGATTGGGGTCGTGACTGCACCCCACTCCGTCACGGTGGCGATGCCGTTGGTGTAGGTGCCTGCGGAAGTGCCGACACCCGTGGTTGGGTCTACGTTCAGTCGAACTTGATCGCCAATGACCACATACCTGTTCGTGCCGACAGTGAACTCTTTGAGGTAGTACGCATCACCCGGTGACCACAGACCGCCAAAGCTAAATGTGTTCCGCTGCTCAAGACGGTACTCCATGTAGTCAAGCGTAATGTTCGTGACCTGGGCCGTATCGCTGGTGCTGTTGGTGTAGCTGATGTAGGAGAGTTGATTGGTCAGACTGATGTTCTGCGCGGCTGTCTGCGTGATGATGTCCGATGCACCGTACTGCGCTTGGTAGAACGAGTAGGTGACGCTCACCGAGTTGACCGTCTTGCTGATTGCGATTGCGCCGGTTGCGTAGGTGATCGTGCCGACCGTGTATTCAATGCCGTTTGACTTGAACAGCAGCACGCCGCTGCCGTTGTCGTAGATGTTGGCAACGCGGTTCGTGCCGGTGTTGTTGTAGGCAGGTTGACCTGCAACCGTGAAGTTGAAAAGCGCCGAGGCTTTGAAGGTGTTGGCTTGCACGGCACCGAGCGTGGCCGTCCAGTTCGCACCACCATCGGTCAGGGTCAGCGACGTGGTTTCCACGGCGGCAACTTCGCCAATGGTCAGCGTGACCACGGTGCCCTTCGGAGGCAGCACATTCGGTTGCCAAAACACCTTCCCGGTCGCGTAGTCCACGCTACCCTTGGCCGCGCCAGTAAGCCCGCGTGTCGAGTTGTCGGTGGCGCTGCGTGCCGTGCCGTCATTCCAAGTGATCGACACCGTACCGGGCTTGATCGGCCGAGCGGTCGGGAAGGTCAACACGCGGCCCAGGCCGTTGTTGATGGCAGTGCTCGGCGGGGCAGGATCGGTAGCGCCCCCGCTGGTGCCGGTGGGCTGCGGCACAGGGCGCACCTTGCTTGGCGAGCCCCAGGTGTAGACGACCGCAGTACCCACGTCAGGTAGAGCACCAAGCGTGACCGAGACCGTGCCGGTGGTGCGGTTCAGCGTACCGGCCCCTGCGCTCGAATCAGAGCCGCGCAGTGCGCCAGAGCCATCGTCCTTGAGGACGTACCAGCGACCAAGGGCGCGGAAGCTCACAGAGAGCGATCCCGCCACCGGGATCGGGTCAAGGCTCGTCACATAAGACAGGCGTTGCGTCTCAGCCGTCACCTTGTCGGCGCGGCTGCGGTTGACGAGCGACGGTGACGCGGCTGCGGTGTACGCGACCGTGTGTGTGCCTGCGCTTGTGCCGAAGACATCGGTGCTCAAGGTCAGCACGCCGTTCGCATAGTCCACGGTGCCGACCTGGGTTGAACCGTTGACCAGCAGACCACCCTTGTCAGTAATGGTCGTGCCCGAACGGCTGATCGACAGCGTGTTCGGCGCGATGGCACCGCCGATGAACATGGCGCTGCTGGTCGTGAACCCCATCGTGATCGACAGACTGATGTTGGCGCTCGTTGCGATCTGAGGGGTCAACTGCTGATTCATTCGCGCATCGGCAATCGGCACTTCGATGCGCGTGCTCGGCACAAGCTGGGTGAAGATGCCCTCTGCCTGCACCGAAAAGTCGCCCACTGCCACCGCTTCTTCCAACGGCACGATGCCGTAGTAGCGGGCTGCGTCGGCCACGATGGTTTCGTTAACCTTGGTCTTGCCGGTGTAGTTCAGCGATGCGTCGAGGTATTTGGCATCGAAGCCCGGGAAGTCGTCTTGCAGTTGATCGCTGATCGACAGCACACACTGCAAGCGCGTGAACGTCACGGGCGAACCTGTCTCGTTCGTGGTGAACGAGCGCACCGAGGTCTCGACGCCAGTGATTCGGACGTACTGCACGACCTCGTTCGACAGGCCGATGTTTTTGGTGAGCACCAGGGTTTGACCCACGACCGGCGCTGGCACTTCCTCGCGCTGCAAGATCGTCACACTCATCTGACCGGCGATGTGGTCACCGAACAGGTAGCCGGAGTAGGTGGCACCCTTCGCCAAATAGGACTCAAGGCGCGATGCGGCCTCGGCACGGGTGTCGAAAAAGTCCTGCGTGGTGAACAGCGTGGCGCTGACACGCGGGTCTTCAAACGGCTCGGCCACGATGATGTTGACACCGTAAAAGCCCTCGGTGTCAGGCGTGCGAACCGTTGCGAAAACCTTGCGCAAATTGATGCGACCACCGGCGCGGTCAATCTCGCTTATGTCAGGGAAGATGCTGTTGCTGGTGCCGTCGAGAATGATGTTCGCGGTCGGAGCGCCGCCGCCTTCCGGCACGTCACTCATGACCGCCGACTTCACGAGCTTGATGTCGCCTGCGCTGATCGTCACGGGGTTACTTCCATGAATCGCAACGTGGCTCGGTAGTAGTCACCGGAAACCACATCGCTGTAATGAACAACGGGCGAGGCGTTCACCGCTTCGCCGTCTTGGTGCCGGAACATCACGGTTCGAGCAACCCCGCGCATTGTCAGGGTCAATGTCTTGCCGGGAACTGCGGCCCAATTTCGCAGTTGCTCGATGGTCCCGTGGGTCATCCAGCCGCTATTGGCATCCTCGGGCTCCAAGGTGATCGGCCGCCCACCGACCAGCGCATTGACGCTCACGATCAACGCGCCTGTGATCGTTCGCTCGGCGCTCTGCTGAACAGGGTGCCAAGCGTTCTCATCGGTCCAGAAAAGGTCCGGGTTGAGTTGGAGGACGGTTGCGCCGTCAGCCAAAGAAATACTCATCGTTTATCCCCCAACGCGAGCCGTCGAAGTGCTCGCTGCGTTACCCAAGCCCGCCAACAAACGGGCAAGCGCGTCCGCGTCGGATTGTGACGCGGTGTTGATCTTGGTCATGCTGCCGTTCAAGTTCACGTTGACGGTGTAACCGCCACCGCTCGAACTCGGGCTCGGAGACTGTTGGCCGGCGCGACGGCCGGTGTTGCCGAAGAAGGAGCCGCCTGCGAAGCCGCTGGGATTGTTGGCAACCTGTGCTGCACCCTCTGCGCGTTCCAGGGCACGGCGGAAGACCTCAACCCACTCGTCGTCGCTGCGCATACCCTCCAGCGAAGTCAGGCCCGCAGAGTTGCGACCGAGCATTTGGTTGCTCAACGAAACCTGCAAGCCGTTGCGCAAGGCCGCAATCTCGTCAGGGCTGAACGATTCACCCCGGTTGAGTCGTTCGCGCACTTGGAAGTTGTAGCTCGCATCGACCGGCCCGCCCTGCTGCATCAAGCGGTTCACTTGATCGTAGGTTCGGCCGTAGGGGTCGCCGGGTACGGTGTCGCTGCCGTTCGGTGTTGAATTACGCGAGGGGCTTCCGAGGTTAGAACCGCGACCGAGATTCAGGCCGCCACCCCGCAAGTCGCTGCCACTGCTGGAGTTGGAGCCGCGACCGCCCGAAGAAGAAGACACAAGCGGCACGCTGTTCGAGTCCTTCTTCGCTTTGGTTAGATTGCGGATCGCGATGATCTCGGCTTCGATAGCCTTCACGCTTGCTTCACCTGCTTTGGCTTCGATCAACTTTGCCTTCTCATTGAGTAGGCGAAGCTCGTATTCCTTTCGCTTTTCCTCCGTCAAGCCGACAGTGCGTTCTTCTTCGTCACGTTTCGCCTTGATCGCCAGAATTGTTGCTTCGACCTCTTCGACCTTGGCGCGAGCCGTCAGCGTCGTGATCTGTGCTTCGAGATTCTTCTGTTCAATGACGGCGCGTGTCGCGGCAACTTCATCCCCCTTGAGCCGAGCAATCCGTTCGGCCGAACGAGCTTCTTCGAGCTTCGCTTGCAAACCGGCGATTACGATGCGGTTCTCGGCGCTCTTGATTTGAATGCTCAGGTCAAGGTTTGCGTTTTGATCCTTAACGGCGTCGCGGTACTTGCCCGTTGCAAACGCCGCCGCTTCCATCGACTTGTTCAGTTGATCTTGCGTGATGCGACCTTCGGCATACAGCCGTGACGCACGAAGCATCTCGGCGTTCGCCAGTTCCATGTCAGCACGGAAGGCTTTGACCGACTTGCTGTTGTCTTCGTAGGCGACACGCTTCAGTTCAAGGGCACGGCGCGTTGCTTCGAGATTGTTTAGTTCTTCGCGTGACGCAACGGCCTCGGCATTGGCCGTCTCCAGCTTCTTCGCAATCGCTTCGAGTTCGGCGCGGCGCGACTCAAGCGTCTTGTCTTGCTGTAGAGCGAGCTTCTGCTTGGCGTCGAGTTCGACAGCCAAGGATGCGGCCACAGCTTCGCGAGCCGTAGCCTCTTGCTGCTGCGCGTTGATGAGAAGCTGATTGCCTTGCAGCGATGCGTCGATGGCGTCACGCTCGGTGCCGCGAAGACTCGCGATCTGCGCAATCGCTTCGGCTTGCTCCTTTGCAGCCTTGATCCCTTGGGTTGCAACAAGAACCTCAACCTTCTGCTGCTCGACAAGGTTCGCGATGTCTTTGCCGAGCGCCACATAACGCGAACTCAATTCCGCGTTCGTGTCGGAGTTGGCCTTGGCTGCGATCTGAGCGGCGCTGCTCGCACTCGAATACGCGAGGGCCTGCTTCGTCACGCTGTCGATCTCTGCGCCCAGGCTCGTGGTTGCCGCCACTTGCTGCCCGGTGGCCTTCGCTTCGGCCTCTTTCTGACGAGCAAGGGCTGCGGTCTGCGCTTCGGCCTCGGTCATGACCCCGAGCGCAACCTTCAATCGGTCCTCGTAGCCCGTCACCCGGTTCGTCGTCTCGCCGAAAAGGTCTTTCAGCTTCTCCATCGGGTTCGTCAGCGTGACGACCGCCCCGGCAAGAACGCCCAGGCCGCGAGCCAGCAGCGTGACGGCCTCGAATGCCTTGAGCACCGGCAGAAGCAAAGCGACCATGCCGACTTCAAGCGCCTTGATCGCGCCGCGCAGGATGTCGATTGCACCGGCTGCACCAGCGTCCTGTGCGAAGCCCGTCAGCGTGTTCTTGAACCGCTCCCACGAGTTGACGATGCCGTCAGTCGAACCCTGAAGTTCTTGCAGCCCTTTGGTCAGCGCGGGGAAGAAGTCGCGTGAAGCCAGCCGCCCGGTCTCCACGAGCTTGATGAGTTCGGCGTCGGTGACACCAAGGCCCTTGGCCGTCAGCGACAGAGCACCCGGCAGCGAGTCGCCCAACTGCTGCCGCAACTCTTCCATGCTCACCGTACCCTTGCTGGCGATCTGCCCGAGGGCATCGAGAGCAAGCTGCGTCCGCTGGGTGGACAGACCCAAGGTGGCCGAGGCGCGGACAAGGCCCTCGAACAGCGCATTCGTCTGCTCGATTGGGATGTTCGAGGACTTCGTAGCGGCCGAGAACTTGACGAACGACTCGCTCAGTCCACTGAACGACACACCCGCGCTTGTCGCGGTGTTGCGCAGGAAATTGATCTGCTGCGCAGCCACTTCCGAGCTTTTGTAGACCGCCGTTAGGGCGCGGTTCATCGTCTCGGCTTGGATGTTCACGCGAACGAACTCGCGTGCCATCTCCTTGACCTTCTCGACAATCGCCGCGATGCCGTCCGCGATCAGGTTACCGGCCGCGATCTGCCCCATCGAGTTCTTGAACAGCGATGCGGCCTTGTCGCTCGCCGTCAGCGACCCGCTGAGTTCACGAACCTCACGCTGAAGCTCCTTGATCCGCGCCTCGCCGGCCTGCATCGCGCCAGCGATGGAGCGCCCGGTCTGCGCGGCTTCGGTTTGGACGCGGACCATCGCGGCCTCGACATCCTTGATCTCGGCCTCGACTTGTTGGACGCTGCGCACCCCAAGCGTCGAGAACGCCCGGTCCATTTCCTCCGCAGCCTGCTGTGCTGCGGCTGCGGCTCGGCGAGCCGTCTCTTCCGTCTTCTGAGCCTGCTCGCGGTTGAGTTCGATGAGGCGCTGCGTGATCGCTTGTTTGAGCGCCGCCACACGACGGGCTTCGGCGTCCTCGCGGGCATAGGCTTCATTCGTCGCGCGAATCTGTTCTTCCGCCGCTCGGCGGGTAGCCGCAGATTCCTCGTTGCGCATCGCAATGATGCGGGCGCTGATGGCTTCCTTGAGTGCGCCGACCCGCTGCGCCTCTTGTGCGGTCGCCCGAAGGGCCTTCGCTTCTTCCTCGGCCCAAAGTTCGGCTGTCCGCGCCACGCGGGCTTGTTCCTCCGCGTAGGCTTCTTGCGCGGTCTGAAGCTGCTTGTACCCCTCCTTTGCCAGATCGAGCTTGACCCGGGCCTCATCGAAGCTGCTGTTCGCCGCATCGACAAGCTGCTTCAGTCGCGCCTGCGATGCGGCAGCGTCGTCAGCGACGAGCCCTACGTCGCCCAGGGCCTTACCAGCTTGATCCAGCGCGAACTTCTGCTTCTCGGCGGCACGCGCAAGGTCGTCAATCTTTCGGGCGCTCGATTCGAGTGCGCTGCTGACCTTGTTCTCAGCCGCGACGGCGGCACTGGCCGAACGGTTGGCCTCAGTGCGTGCGGCGGCGAGTTGATCGAGCGACTTCTTGGCCTCGTTTTGGCGCGTGATGAGATCGTTGAACGAAGCCTTGTAGGCGTCCTGGCTGATCTCGCCCTGGCGGTACGACTCCTTCAGGCGGGTCAACTCCGTGGCGAGATCGCGCACCTCGGCCTTGCCCTGAAGCCACGCATCCTTGGCCTGCTTCTGCGTAGCCTCTGCGGCCTCTGTAGCGGCCCGCAGTTCGTTTAATTTCGTCGCCAGGGTCTCGGATGCCGCCGCAGCGTCGCGTTGCTCTGCGGCCGTTTCCTCGAACTTGGCGGCCAGGGCTTCAAACGCGCGCAGGGTCTCGGCGCTGGCACCCAGCTTTCCAATCTCGGCCGCAAGCTGCTCGAACTCGGGCGCGGCGTCACCGGCCTCTTTGCCGAGATTCAGGATGCCGGTTTGCAGCTTCTTGACATCCTCGGCCCCGAGCGTTTCCACGCTCAGGGTCATCTTCACGTCGCGATTGTTTGTTGCCATGTCGTACCCTGGAAAAAAGAGAACCCGCCAGTCCTCGAAGGCGTGGCGGGTTCCTGTCGCGGGCGCTCAGTCCCGCCCTGCTGCGTCTCGTTGGATTACGAGATCGTGGCGGTCTGAACCACGGTGAAGGGCTCGGTGAATCCGGTCGGCGTCTTCATGCGACCCGGCAGCGAGATGCTGGCGAAGTCGTCTTGCAAGAAGTCGAAGGCGCTGTCGGCAGCGATGATGGCCTCGTGAACCGTCACCACGAAGGGCAGATCGTCCGCGAAGTTCTTACCCACCAGCTTGAAGCGAGCACGCAGTTGCGCGTTGGTCGAGCCCTTGATTTCGTCGCCGGTCGTGGTGCTGTAGACACCCGACACCTTGATGACTTCGCCGGCAGTCACCAGCGTCGAGTCAGGCAGCACCTTGATCCAGCCGAGCACCTTGTCGGTGATGAAGTCCACGCCTTCGATCAGCGTGGTGTTGCCGGCGTCCTTGGCGGTGATGCTGGTGAAGTGCGACTTCGGCAGCGCGTACCACACGCCCTTGGCGGTGATGGTCACGTTTTGATCGACCAGGGAGCCGCCCACCTGCGAGACGCCCGCCACCGTACCCAGCAGGGCGATGGACAGCGACTCCTTGTTGACTTCGGGCATGTCGATGGTCAGGTCGGCCGGCTGCGGGATCGCCACCGATTCGATCACCTGACCGTAGGTGCTGCGCCCCTTCGAGGTCATTTCCTTCAACTCGACGTTGGGCTTGATCTCGAACTTGGTGCATTCGTAGGGGCCTTCATAGGCCGCGAAAACACCGTTGACTTGCCGAGCGATGTAGAGGTCGCCGGCACCAATAAAGCCGCGTGCTGCCATGTTTGTTTCTCCAAGAAGTGCCGTTACGGCAGACAACCAATTTCAGGGTGCAGTGTCACGCGGGCCGGTCGCCTATACCTGCGGCACGATTTCGTTAAGGATTCGCCAAGTCCTCGGCGAAACTCACTCGGATGGTCACGCGGGCTTGCACCATCGCCACACCATCGCTACGCGGGCCGATGTCCCGGCCCAGGTACTCGACTTCTGAGACCGTTCCGCCCAGCGTGCGACCACCCGCGAAGATCACGCGCTTGATGTCGCGGATCATTTTGTGGGCTTGCACATTGGGGTTGTCGGGGTCGCAGAGCGAGAAGGCGTCGATGACATACACCT